AGATTAGAGAGAGCCAGACAATGGAGCATTAGATGCACGCATGAGGCGGCATGTTGGAAGCGCAATGTGTTTGCGACTTTTACATATTCAGATGAGCATTTACCAGAGAACGGGAGTTTACGACCGCGAGATTTTGTTTTGTTTTTAAAGAGATTGCGGAAGTTGAAAGGCCCGTTTGTGAGGTTTTTGCAAGCTGGAGAATATGGAGAGTCAGCGACTCAGAGGCCGCATCATCATGCGTTGCTGTTTAATGTTGGCTTTGATGATGGTAGGTTGTGGCGGAAGAATAAGCGTGGTGATAGTTTATGGCGAAGCGAAGAATTGGACGGATTGTGGGGAAAGGGGCACGTAGAGTACGGAAGAGTTACGACCGAGAGCGCCGCGTATACGGCGAGCTATACGTTAAAGAAAGTATACGGACGAGAAGCGGAAGAGTGGTACGCTGGAAGGGTGCCCGAATATATGACGATGAGCCGGAGACCCGGCATAGGTAGTATCTGGCTTGACAGATACATGAGAGAAGTTTATATCCATGACAGTTGTATCGTGGATGGTAGAGAAGTAAAGCCGCCGGATTTTTATGATGAGAGGTTGCGGGTTAAAGACGAAGCGCTCTATACTAGGATTAAGGTTGCGCGGAAAAAGGCGCAGAGCGACGACCCGAACAGTACCGGCCGGCAGTTACTAGTCAGAGAAGAAGTGTCGAAGGCCCGGATGGCGACTTTCACAAGGAGAAGTCTATGAAGCTGAAAGCGTTTGGTATATTTGATACTAAGGCGAACCTGTATAATACCCCGTTTTTTATGAATACACGGGGAGAGGCGCTGAGAGCGTTTAAGGATTTGGCGAATAACCGTGAGACCACGATTGGAAGGCATCCTGAAGATTACCGACTGGATGTTATTGGAGAGTTTGACAACGAGACCGGAGCGTTCGAAGAGAGCCAGGACCATTTGGGTTTTGGCATTGATTACGTTGATTTGCCTGCTGGTGCTGTCCCGATTGGGGTGAGCCATGGTAAGTAATTACTATGAGGATGATGTTTTGCCGACTCGATATAATCCCCGGCGTGTTACCGGGATTGAGTTTACAGGGGAGTCGGAGACAAGGCAGGAGTTTAAGAACGAATGCGATATTAATCGCATTATGAAGAAGTACCTAACGACCGGGATACTCCCAGGTGCGGTAGGTGAGCAGAAGTATGGCGATTTTTCAGACGTTGGTGATTACCTGCAAGCGGTTACGTTTGTGCAGGAGACCAGAGCGAAGTTTAATGAAATGACGCCAGAAGTTAGAGAGAAGTTTAAGACGCCCGAGGCGTTGGTGAGTTTTATGATGGACGAGCGGAACCGCGACGCAGCTGAGGCGCTGGGTCTGGTAGAGAAGAGACAGAAGGAAGCCGAGGCAAAGAAGGTTGCCGATGAGAGCGGCAAGGTGTAGTTTAGGGTGTGAGTTAGGCGAGGGTTGCATTTCCCACCCAGAGAAAGGAGTTTGTGTGCAGACATTTAACGAGATGATTAAGAGTCAGATTAGGACGAAGCAGAAGCTAGTGGAGCGACTCCAGGCGGAGATTGCCGAGATGAAGAAGCACGTAGACGTTGCCGATGCGCGGCAGCTCGAGGCGCCAGGCACGGGCAAGAGTAGACCTTAGGGACGCTGCAGCGTCAGCCCGTACGGGCGACCTAAGGGGCAGGGGGGGGGCCGGCCGGCCTCCCCCTTGTTTTTTGAGCTAGAGGAGCAGAGAGTTTGGGGGTGGTTTGGACTGAGGTTGGTGTCAGTCCGGACAATGTAGAACAAGTGAGGGATTGTCCCCCCGTTGGTAGTACCCACGAAGGACCCGAAAGGGTAGGAGAGACCATGCGTCAACAGTTTGTTTTTTCGCAGATTCCGAAAGCGGATATTCCGCGTTCTACGTTTAATAGGACGCATGGACATAAGACCACGTTTAATAGTGGTCTGTTGATTCCATTTTTTGTTGATGAGGCACTGCCAGGAGATACGTTTAATGTTAGTGCGTCGCTTTTTGCAAGACTGGCGACGCCAATTGTGCCGATTATGGATAATCTGCATATGGATGTTTTTTGGTTTGCAGTGCCGAATAGGTTGGTTTGGAGAGATTGGCAAAGGTTTTGTGGGGAGTCGGATGACCCGGGTATTCAGGTTACAGAGTATCTCATCCCCCAGGTACGCCCGCAGGCTGATGTGACACCGGGGGATGGTGTATTTGAGACAGGTAGTATTTTTGATTATTTTGGGGTCCCGACGAATGTTAAGGGTGTAGCGATTTCGGCCCTATTTGGCCGAGCCTATAACCTTATTTATAACGAATGGTATAGGGATGAGAACCTTTGTGTTAAGGCTTCTCAATATACGGATAGCGGAGATAATGAGGATGTTGATTTCCCGGTCCAGCGGCGTGGGAAGAGGCATGATTACTTTACAAGTTGCCTTCCCTGGCCGCAGAAGGGGCCGGGTGTAGAGCTCCCTGTTGGGGGGTTTGCAGATGTAGTGATTAATGCAGGGACGACCCCCACGTTTAATGTGGGAGCAGATTTAGGGCAAGCGATGCAGGTTGGCGGTTCCGGGGGTGGTTCAAACGGACATGTTTTGTATCCCGGGACTAACGCAGCTGATGAGGTTGTGACTTGGGGCAATCCCAACCTTACGGGGCTTGCAGACTTGTCGACCGCGACAGGAGTAACGATTAATAGCATGAGGCAGGCTTTCCAGATTCAGAAGCTACTGGAGAGGGATGCGCGCGGAGGGACAAGGTATGTAGAGATTTTGAAGAGTCATTTTGGTGTGACTAGCCCTGATGCACGGCTGCAAAGGCCGGAATTTTTGGGCGGTGGTACTATTGCAGTGAATATTAATCCGGTTACGCAGACGTCAGGGACGCCGACGACGCCGAGCGTGCCAGGGAATACGCCGCAGGGAAACCTTGCGGGATATGGTATTGCAGCTGGCAAGGGGCAGGGCTTTACGAAGAGTTTTGTGGAGCATAGTATTATTTTGGGGATTGTGTGTGTTAGGGCAGACCTTAGCTATCAGCAAGGACTGCCAAGGATGTTTAGCAGGAAGTCTAGGTATGATTTTTATTGGCCGGCGTTTAGTCACCTTGGGGAACAGGCCGTTTTGAACAAGGAGATTTATTGGCAGGAGAACGAGACGGCGCCGGGGTTTGGGAATGATGATGTATTTGGGTATCAGGAGCGGTGGGCGGAGTACCGTTATTTCCCATCGAAGATTACGGGGAAATTCAGGAGCACGGACCCGCAGCCTCTAGATTTTTGGCACCTTGCACAGAAGTTTGAGAACCTACCGGTTCTAGGTGAGGAGTTTATTAAGGAGCATGTGCCCGTTGATAGAGTGATTGCGGTTCCGAGTGAGCCAGAGTTTATTTTTGATTCGCATATTCAGATTAAGTGTACGCGGCCCATGCCGACGTACAGCGTCCCGGGCTACATTGACCATTTCTAGGTGACATATGCCCGTTGACCCGATTATCGGTGGAGCGGTGGAAGGAGTAGGGAGTTTACTTAGCTCAGCAGCGAATTTATATGGCGCAAGCCAGAATAGGAAGTTTCAAGAGAGGATGAGCAATACTGCTCACCAGAGAGAAGTACAGGATTTGCGTGCAGCTGGGTTGAACCCGATTTTAAGCGCAAATCACGGCGGCGCTAGTACGCCCGCAGGGAATGTGGGAGTTGTAGAGAATCCCGGCAAAGGGATTGCAGCAGGTATTAACCAGAGTAGCGCGAGAGCATTAGAGCGAGAAGAACAGAATAATAGGAATATGTTAGCGAAGGCACAGAAGAGTAATACAGAGAAGGATACCGAGTTAAAGGAGGCAAATAAGAATTTGTCGATATGGAATGCCTATACGGCCCAAGAGGAACTGCCTTGGAACCAAGGCAAGTCGAGATTGATGAAAACCTTTGGACCGATGTTAGAGCAGGGAGGAGAAGGCATTAAGGGAATAGCCGGGTGGCTGGGGCAGCACGCAGGAGAAGCAGCTGGCAATAGTGCCAGGGCGTTTAATATGCCAAAGTTTGGCCTATTGGATTTCCTGCATTTTATGGTTAACCCGGGAATGATAGTTGGTAAGGTTGGGGAAGCGTTTGGGGGCTCGAACTCAGCCGAGGATACTAGCAAGGCGATTAAGCTGAGAGGAGAGCAAACGGAAGGGAATAAGGCTACGGATAGGTTGAACAAGCAGCTGAGGGACGAAGAAGCGAAGCGACGTTCTAACTATAAGAAGAGGGCGGAGGAGCCATGAAGATTAAGCACCGTAGCAAGGCAAGTGGTAGGAAGAATAAGAAGCATTTTAGCAAGACCGCGCGCAAGGTTCACAAGAAGAACATTAGTGGTGGACCGATGCGCGGTGGGATTAGACTGTAGTTATGCCGTGCTTTCACCCGCTGGTAGCGTGGGAAAGCAAGAGCAAGAACGAGTTAGGCAAAAGAGTGCCGGTCTTTAGGTTCTCAGAGGGACTTAAGGACCGGCCTCTCAGTTTGCCATGTGGGAGGTGTGCAGGATGCAGATTAGAGAGAGCCAGACAATGGAGCATTAGATGCACGCATGAGGCGGCATGTTGGAAGCGCAATGTGTTTGCGACTTTTACATATTCAGATGAGCATTTACCAGAGA